CCTTCACTAAAGGAAGCATATGAGAAATCTTCGTGAATGGGAGACTGGACGGTTTCGTTAAACTCCTCATCAAGAGTAAAGTTAATATAGAAGTCCATCATTTGCAAGTAGCGATTAACTTGCTGATTGATGAGAGGCAAATACTTCTTGATGATTTTGGATTTAACTCCACCGTCTTTAAGCAAACTATACGAAAAATCGTAATAGTTGATTGTGTCTTTTTTGGAAGCGAGTTCGTCGTATGTAGTTTTTAAGTTTTTATTGAAGGATTCTAACTTCTCATGTTCAGTATTTCGATTTGCAAGTTGTTCGGTAATTCTTTGAATTTCCGATTCCAGACTTCTGATTTGTCTTTGACATCCAGAAATCTTAACATTGTTTTGAGAAATGCCATTCGTTAGTTTCGAAATCTCCTTCGATAGAGTATTGAATTGACGCTCTCGCTCCTCTTCCTCTTTAATTGCCTCCTCTAGTTCTTTATAACCAGATTGCAACTCCTTTGCCTTATCTTGAGCGTCGTTAATTCTATTTATTCTGAACTCTTCATCAATGGACTGGGTGCATGTGGGGCATACCGTATTCTCAGTGAAGAACTTATGCTCTTTAGTAATAGTAGATACTTTCTGAGAGATTTTACCTTTAAGATTTCCTAACTTGCGAAGTTTATCTGTAGCCCCCACATAATCTTCAAGTTCTTTTTGTAAGGTATATAAACCCTCTTCTACTACAGCATTATCAACCATATAAACACCAACTTCCCTATCGAGATTGGCAATCTTTTCTTTATTGGCATTTATATTGGCATTACCACGATTTTCAAGTTCTTCAATAAAACTTTTCTGCATTTGGACTTTATCCAAAAGAGATTCTTTCTTAAGTTCAAGGACTTTAATATCTTCCTTTACAGAACGAATCTTTTCTTTGATGAGCGTATTCATTGAAGAAAAGATTTTAATGTCAAGCAAATCTTCAATCACTTCTCTACGATTTGCGGCAGACAGTTGCATAAAAGGAACAAAAGTGCTAGAACCCAGAATCACAATCTGAGTAAAAGACTTATAGTTCATTTTAAGAACATTTTGCTCTAACCACTTTTGCTGGTCCAGTGCAGCTGCAGACTGGTCCAAAGCACTATCATTTCTCCAAATTTCAAAGATAGCTGGTTTGATTCCCCTTACAACTTTCCACTCAGTTTTACCAATAGAAAACTCAACCTCAACACGACAATCCTTTTCATTTACAGCATTGATGAGTTGGGGCTTATTAATTTTACGAAAAGGCTTTCCAAATAAAGAAAACGTAAGTGCATCCAGAACAGTGGACTTACCCGCACCATTTGTTCCGATGATTAAATTTGTCTTATTCTTTGTAAAGTCAACTTCAGTATATTGGTTGCCTGTACTTAGAAAGTTTTTCCAACGAATAGTTTTAAATAAAATCATGTTCAATATCAGGAGGAATCACAATATCATCTGGAGTAATAACAGTATACATGTAATCGTGCAGCTCGCAAGTTTTGATTATAACCTCATCTTCTATTTCAATCACATGCATTTCAGGACAACCGTTTTCTTCTAGCATCATAGCATATCGAACGGCATCATCTTCTTCTTGGAAGAGGTAAAGAATCTGTTCCCCGTCATCACTGGTTACTGAATATGCACCTTCGGTTTCTCTGCCATTGATTGTTATAATAAACATTTTAAACTAGTTCACATGCTTCTTGATAAATTTCTTGAATTACTTTTTGTACAATTGATTTATCAAGATTGATTTCTGCCTCCTCAATATATCTATTCAAGATAGAAAGGGTGTCTTCTGATTCAAATGCCTCAAAATCTTCAGCTTCATTGATTGTAAAGTTTTCTACAATTTTGAGTTCAGCAACACCAGCAGAGTATAACTTATCTACGAATTTCTCAAACTTTTTAGAATCTGATTTTTTGCGAACAATAACTTTCACAATTTTATTTTCATACTCACGAGTATCAAAAGTTTGATAGTTAGTATCCTCATAGTAAATGTTATAGAACAACCTGAAAGGATTATTAACAGGTTCGTGAGTTACTGCTTCAGTATCAAAAATATGAAAACCTCTGGTATCTCCTACATCGGTCCAGAACATTTCATATGGATTACCCAAGTAATATACTACCCCATTATCCGATCGAGTGTGATAGTGCCCCGAATAGACCCTGGAGAACTTACCAAATAGTTTGCTCTCCAAACCATGCTCCATGAGGATTTGTCGATTAACTCTAAATCCTTGGAGTTCAAGGTGCCCCATCGCACACGGGCAAGTTGTCTTTTCAATAAGTTTAAGAGTATTTGCTTCATTTTCTTGATTAATCCAAGGTATAAAAAGTGTAGGTAGTTGGCCCAACATCACTTCAGTTGGTTCGGAGTAAACAGTTACATTGTCATATTCACGTAAAAGCAAATCGACTGCATTTACTTCGTTAGTATTTTTATAGTAAGCAGTATGATTACCAACAATCGTATGAACCTTTACTCCCATCTCCTTAAGACGGTCATAATAGTTATTCTTAGCCCAAGATAATGCAGAGAAATCAATACCCTTACGACTATCAAAAGTATCCCCCATATCTACAACAGTAGTAATCCCATACTCTTCAAGCGTTGGGAAAAATACATTATTATAAAATTTTAGGAAATAATCATGAAAGAGTTTAGAGTTCTTTCTCGCACCAAAGTGCTGGTCGGTAATAATAGCAACTTTCATCAATAACGAAGCTTACTGTGGACTCCATCCTTGATGCTATTATAGTCGGAATAGTTGCCGCCGTCAACATTATTGTCATCAGTGAATACTTCAGAGAATCCAGAACGCTCAAGAATCTTGTTCTTGATTTCTAGTTGACGCTTTTCTCTTTGAATTCTGCGGAGGAAAGCATAGTGAATGATTTGAGTAAAGTATGCAAAAGGATTTTGCGACTTCTCTGGATTGAAATTATGAATGTATTGAACGCAATTCTCAATCCCATCAGAAATCATATCTTCCTTAAACATATAGTTTACAAAATTTGGTTTGAAGGAAAGGTGATTAGCAATCTTTAGGAAACACTCTCCAATGTAGCGAGGAATAGGAGGTTTTGGTTTCCCTTGGATTTCTGCAATTTCTTTATCTTCACGATACTTAATTAGAGCAGCAAGAAACTCTTTGTTGTTTACGTAATGCTCTGACCTCTTTCTTTTGGTCATGACTGCTGTGGTAATCATAAGTTTTTATCATTATTATGTATAAATTATACCACTGAAACAAATACTTGACAAGGTATTCAAATGTTGATACAATTACCTTTGTCGAGGTTGATAAGATTAGATTTAGCTATTTTTATAAAGCTTTTCTAATATCTCCTTAGCATCATTAACGTTGGCAAGATATCCCATTCTTCGAGTGAGTTTGGGTTGATTTAGTTTTTCCTTATCACTCTTTCTAATGTAATCTTGATACATTACTATCATTTCAATATCAGATGACTCAGACAAAGTAATCACATTATCCATGTCTATAATAAACATATCATCTGTTGTTGTTTTAAGCCATGGTTCTACTTTGTATCCGACTATTCCTTGCTTACTTTTAATTTCGGATACAACTATTGGATTAGAAACAATAAGTAAAGTTCTATCTCCTTCATCAGATGCTGATATCTTAGCAAATATTTCTTCACCTGATTTTAATTTAACTGTTGCATAAAAATCATCTTCCATAGTTATTTCTTTTTTAAATTAATGGTGATTATTTCATAGTTAAAATTCTCTTCATTGTATATTTTAATTCTTTCAATAAAATGATTTAATGTATAATTTCTTCTGGAATTAGTAGTGCAATCATCTGATATATCATATAAGATTGCTTTTATTTTGTTTTTTCCCTTTCTAAGAACTCTTCCAATACTTTGAAGATTTCTGACTCTGGATTTACTTGGAGAAGCAAAGATAACATTATGGAGATTTTTAATATTGATACCAGTAGAAAAAGTTCCATAAGAAGCAACAATTATTGCATCATTTTCTCTTTCAGTAATTTCTCTAACCAGTTCTCTTTCTTCAGCATCAACTCCGCCATGGACGAAAAATACTTTTCTATCACCTCGCTTTTTAGTATTTATCATTTCATACAATATTGCACCATGAGATTCTACTCTGCTGAATAAGACAAGAGTATTTCCTTTTAAATCTAAGGTTAAATTGGTTATGAATTTATTTCTCTGTTCATGAGATATTATATACTGTATTTCATCTTCATAAGTTTCAAATTTCTGTGGATCATGCTTTAAAACTAGGCATTGAATATCTAATTGAGAGAGATGGCCCTGCTTCATCAGTTCATCTGTCCTAGTAACTTTGTATGATGGGCCAAATAATCCCTCTAAAACCCATTTGTGAGTTTGAGTTCCGTCCAGAGTTCCAGTGAAACCAAATCTATATTTTGCATGATGAAGTTTGGTCATAATTTGAATAAGAGATTTACTCTTGAACAAATGTGCTTCATCACCTATAATGCATCCATACTCTTCAAAAAAAGAACGCTCTAATTTATATACTGATTGCCATGTTGTGATTGTCACTGGGGCATCATTAATTTTTTCTCTTCCCGAATAGATACGGTGACAATATGACTCAGCATCCCAACCATAATCTAAAAAATCCTTGTACATCTGCTCTACAAGAGATGTCGTTGGAACAACTAAGAGAATTTTTTGTCCTCTATCTACATAATACCTTACAAGGGAATAAATCATCAAGGATTTTCCTGAGGCTGTGGGTGATATTAATAATTTTCGGTTATGTCGTAGAGCATCGTATACTCCCTCTACTTGATACTTACGAGGAGAATGCGAGCAAATAGACTCCATATAACCTTTCACACCCTCATATGTAATTTCGTCATTTACTTCGAACGGAATTCCGTAGAATTTATTATCTTCAAACTTATAAGTGTATCCATATTGCTTACAGAAAGATACAATCTTATCCAGCAAACCAACATAGATTTGCTTTGATCTCATATCATACAAATGAATTTCCCCATTCCAATTCCTTCCACGATATTGGGGCATAAACTTTGCATTTGGAACCTCAAATTTAAAATGGTCTCTTAACTCATATTCAATATGAGGTTCCGTATTAATTTTTAAAAATACTTCGTTAGACTTAGAAATAATAAGATTTGCTGTCGTATCAATCACACATACCCATTCATCTGTGAGTATTTATTCTTTATCTTTCGGAAAGTGAAATTTGTGATGAGCAATTACTCGATACAGTTCTGTCTTTATTTTGTCTGCATGTTTATATTCCCAACTCAATTGATCCAAACCTTCCATATATTTTTCTATAGCAGTATATTGTAACTGTATATCTTCTATCATAAAATTTAAAGATATATTTAGCCTAATTGGATCATCTTCTTCCATTATCCTAATCCAGAGTTAAATCTCATAAATTCAATTGCATTTTTGATTTGATAAGTCCTATTTTGTATCACTTTTAAAATACTTTCAATATAAACAAGCATTGTGTCATAATAATCTATTTTTAAGCAAACTGTTGAAAGTTTTTCATCGGCATCAAGATACTTTTGCATTGTATCTTTGTCTCTGATTTTTTTTGGAAATGGATTTTCTACATAAACATCCGGATCAGCCTTTCCTGAATAATATTCATATCTCTCGTGTCTAATATTTCTTTTCTGCTGTTCTGCTTTCTTCCTTAGTAGAAAGATTGTATTGTATAATTCAAAATATTTTGCATGAAGAACTGGGATATTCAAAGATTCTGTATGTAAATTGTCCGGGTCTATTTTTGAATCTTTAGTCCACATTTCTTGAATTTTATCAAGATCAATGCTCATAGCGGATTTCCATTCAAATCAGTTATATTGAATATAGTATACTTGAAAGATACCTCTGCTGTAAAGTAATTGATATCTGTATCAGAAGAATCAAATTGTAGAGTGGACAAATTGTAAGGAAACAAGTCTTTGAACTTAATTAAAAAATTTGCGTTTTGATTGCTTGTTAGTACTGTCAGCGTTCCATCTGAGTATAAGTTTAACTGTCCTTTTTTGGGTTGTTGTAAATTTGGATTTGATTTTTGAAATCTGTATATATCTTCAAGAGATTCTGGAAAACCAAGTCCTCTTATCCAATTTGAAATCTCATTATAATTTTCTAAATCTTCATCAACTAAAAACCTTAGAGTAAAATCTTCGAAATCTATTTTTTCTCCTGGTTGAGGAATATCCCTCAAATAGTTGGATTGATATGCAACCCCTAGAGTTAGTCCGGGAATATTTGCCGAATTGCTAAAAAATGTAGTTTTTGGAGCCCTATTCAATATAAACTTAAATCCAGTAGGATTAAGGAAATTTCTATTCTGTATTTGATTCTTAAAAGAATTCGTTACCATTTTTTCTAATTATTTAGATAAAAAAAGAGGGTCCGAAGACCCTCTCGAATAACTCAGTGAGTTTAAATCACATGAGGTTCTTAACCGCAACTCTTCTGTAGTAGCGGTTCTGGTTGGTCTGAAGACGACCGAGACCCTGATTGGTTCCTTCTGCGTATGGATTAGCAACGATACCATAACGAGTCTTAAATCCAATCTTAGGCTGGAAGCTGTTCTCACCAACGGCACGAACCATTTGGAGAGGAACATAAGGACAATAGAAGAGTCCAGCGTCATAAGGTGAAGAACCCTTATAACCGACAACATAATACTGGTTGCCAGGAGTTCCGTTAGCGGAAGTCAGGTTAGCAGCATATGGGTCGATGTATACGCGGAACTTGCCCATTAGAGTACCAGCAAAGGTGTTGCCAGTATCATCAACGTTCAGGTTAGCGTTGAGTGCAGGGGTGTAGTCGAGAACACCAGCCATGGTCAGTGCTGAAGCAACGTCAGCAGAGCACATGATGATGTTGCCCTTTCCGCGACGAGTTCTCTGAGCGATTGCGTTAGCATCACGCTCAATTTGGAACAGAAGACCCTTGAACTTCTCAACAGACCAACGACCGTTTGAGTCGATGTCCAGGTCAAAGATACCAGGAGTTGCAACGTTTTGTACTGCACCCTGTTCTGCAACCTTGTAGATGGTTCTGATGACTTCGCGGTTGATTTCAGCAAGAATTTCGCTAGAAAGAATGTTAGCGAGTTCTGCTTCAGCATTCAGACCGTGAATTGCCTTCAGATCCTGAGCAAGCTCAAGGCTGTATTCTGCCTTCAGAGCGCGGCTCTTAGCAGTAACAGTGATTTTCTCGATTGAGAAAGCCATCTGGTTGAATGCATCATTACCTGTACCGTCCAGGTTTTCTGCATCACCAGTAGCAAGACCCTGACCGACATTATATGCGGTTGAGGTTGCGGTTCCAACTGGGTTTAGAACTGCAGGGTTGGTTCCTGCTTGGGTTGTTGCGCCCATGCCAACACCACTTTCGGTGAAACCTGCAGTTTCATCGAATCCGTAGTCTTGACCTGAGAAGGTTGAATCTGCTTCATTGTAGAATGCTTCAGATCTTGCACCCTCTTTGTAGTACTGGGAGCGCATTGCGAAGATGAGTCCAGTAGGACCACTCATTGGTTGAACGCCAGCCAGGTCATAAGCGACCAGATTGGGCATTGAACGACGGATGAGTGAAATCAGAACAGGATCGAAACCTGCGGTTGGACCACCTGCAGAAGCATCTGCACCGAAACCGCCTGAACCACCAGCAAGGTTTGCATAGTTGGTTGGGGTTTCCATGAGTGACTGCATTGAGCCATTGTCAAATGCAGATTGCTCTCTTAGGAATTTTTCTTGGTTTTCTAGCAGGACTGCGGTTACCGCTCTCTTGTGGGAATCTTTGATTGGATCAAGACCCTCATAATTGAGGAGAGGTGCCCACTTTTCCTGCAGATGCTCGGAATGGAACATTTGCGTTTACCTTTTTACTAAAGTGACTTTGGGTTTGACTAATATTAAGTTCAGTTTTTGGCAACTGCACGAAGCGTTCTAAGATAAGATGCCATTGGTCCAGAAATAGATTCTGGTGAAGCATCTACACCTTCAGAAAGTGATTCAGTTCTAGTTGCTTTTGGAGTTTTATTTACTGGGAAATAAGATTCTCTCAGCATCTCCAGCTTTTCACGATATTCTTCTTCACTTTCAAACTCAACACTTTCGGCAAGTGAAGCGAGTTTCTCTTTCTGAGTAGCAGCAAGGCCCTCAGAAATCTGATCGAAGATTCCGTCAGCAACCGACTCTGCGAGACGCTTGTTTAGGGAGATATTCTTCTCGATCTGCTCGTTGAGTTTTGTCTCCATTTCATCAAGTTTTTCTACCATGCTATTAAGCACATCATATTTATCTTCAGGGATTGTTACATAATGTTCTTCAAAAAGACCCTTCATTCCTTGGAGGAATGATTCGGTCATTTCGGTCTTAAGACCTTGTTCGATAACGAGTGCATTTTCTTGGATCCACTCGTCAGAAACATACTCAAGGTATGAATCTACACGCTCAGAAAGAGCAGTTTTGATTTCTTCTACCTCTTCTACAAGTCTTTCCTCGTAGACAGTTTCAAGTTCTTCTTTAATTTGAGCTACCTTTGAAACAATTGCTGCTTCGAA